CTAGCTGTACAGCTAGTGAGACGTACGAGCTGCGTTACTGGTTCAGCGGTGCCTTTCGTTACCACGTCCCCATCGGGGACTCCACGTGGGAGCGACTGTCCCGTTATGAACAGTACAGCAACTACCTCTTCGGCACCCGGATAACTCCGGAGGTCGTGTGGAATCTTGCGCCGTGGTCTTGGGCCGTCGATTGGTTCACCAACGCTGGAGATGTTATTCATAATATCTCCACCCTTGGTTTCGACGGTCTGGTTATGCAGTACGGATACGCCATGCGACAAGAACTGCGCAAAGCGGTGATTGTCCATACCACGACCGGCAACGGATTTAGTGGTGTGGCTGCTGGGCTTCGAGCATCTCGTACTGAGGTGATCGAATTCAAACAGCGTGTTCCTGCGAACCCGTATGGATTCGGGATCGACGACATAAGTCTATCTAAGACTCAGTTGGCGATCCTCGCTGCCCTCGGTTTAACTCGAGGGAAACGCTACCACTAATCCTAGTGGTGCCGTAACCTGGTGTACTCCCGTCTGTTGTCGGGCACTACACCTTAACGAAAGGAGATCCTCCTTTGGCTTTCGCCGATCCTCAGTCAGTCACCATCAACGCCGTCGCTCAGACGCTTCCGCGTACGAGCTCTGCGGTGAATAGTGGTGTCTTCACTAAGGACGACGGCAACGTCAAGTTGTCCGTCAGTCACCAGTATGGGAATCGCAATCGTCGAACCATCCGGCTCGACCATCGCAAGATCGCGGCGGACCCTCTTCTGGGTTCCGTCAACATCCAGTATTCCCTGAGTGCCTATCTCGTCGTCGATGCACCCCAGACGGGGTACACCGTCGCCGAGGCGAAGCAGGTCGTGGACGCCCTTGTGGCGTACTTGACCGCTTCGACTGGCGCTCGTGTGACTCAGCTCCTCGGCGGGGAGAACTAGGCCGGCGGATTCCGCCGTACTAGCCGCTCAGAAGTCTTTAGGCAGGACTGTTTACCTCTGTTAGGAGGAGCAGTGAAAAGCCTGAAAGATCTCTGGTTCCAGGTTCTCCGAGACTTGGGGAATCAGTGCAGCATAAGCACCACCCGCGACGGACAAACTGCCGCGGGTCGATTCGAACACGAGGGGTTGTCGTTTCTCACGATAACCCTGGCGAACTTCGCTTCAGACCTCGAAAAAGGCCTGGACCGTGGGTTCGTCGATCACGACCTCTTCCTCGGTTTTAAGAGGAGAGGCGGGCTCCCTCAATTTCTTGGGGGTTTCCTTGATCGTGTGTTCGATCGTGGTACTGGTCGTCTACTCGATGTGCCCGAGATCGATTCCATCTTTGCGCTTCGTCAGCTGACGAAGATGTTCGCGAAGATCGAGATCCCTTGCAGTGATGCCAGGGTGTCTCGCGCGATCAGCAAGTACATCGAGTGTGAGTCGGATGTGAAGTCCAACGACAGGAATTTATCCCCAGAACTCCTTGAGGAGTTCTGTAGATTGTCGTTGATCATGTTTGGGGATGTTCTCGCCGAGATTGACCTCGCGGTCTATCGCGGTGAGCTCACACCGAAACATGGACCAGGCGCCACGGCTGATCGTATACGCGGAAACGCGAAATTCGATCAAACCGAATGGACCTCCAGGTTGGAAGCAGTATTCCCCTATGGGGAGAATTGCATCCCGAACTGGCGTTTCAATTACCGCCTGGACCCTGTTCACATCCGCGAACCTGGGGAGGAGAGACCCGTCAGGGTCATAACCGTCCCTAAAACGCTGAAGACTCCACGCATCATCGCTATCGAGCCAACCTGTATGCAGTTCATGCAGCAGGCGATCTCGGAGAGATTGGTGCAGTGCCTGGAAACTGATAGAACGGTTTCCGGCATGCTGGGCTTCTCTGACCAGTCGCCAAATCGGCGAATGGCCCGAGAAGGCTCGCTCGGTTCTGGTCTTGCGACCGTAGACCTTAGCGAAGCTTCCGACAGAGTCTCCAATCAGCATGTACGGGCGATGCTTCGTCATTTTCCTCACTTGCGTGAGGCGATCGACGCTACTCGTTCCCGGAAGGCTGATGTACCTGGCAAGGGCGTTATACGCCTCGCCAAGTTCGCGTCTATGGGTTCCGCACTGTGTTTTCCCATCGAGGCAATGGTCTTCGCGACCGTCGCATTCATGGGTATTCAACACAGTCGTAGACGTCAGTTCTCCAGAAAGGATCTCAAATCCTATTCTGGCCAGGTGCGCGTCTACGGTGACGATATTATCGTCCCTGTAGATACGCTCGTCCACGTCATCCGTTACCTCGAAGCTTTTGGGCTTAAGGTGAACACGGACAAGACTTTCGGAACGGGAAAGTTCCGGGAGTCTTGTGGCGGGGATTACTATGATGGGGTGGATGTTACTCCAGTCCGCGTCCGTCGTATTCTCCCTGCCAGTCGTGGGGACGTTCCTGAGGTGATTGCCGCTGTTTCGCTGATGAACCGACTATATTCCGTCGGCCTCTGGGATTCAGCAAAGTGGGTCCGCGCACGGTTGGAAGCCCTTATGGGCGACCTTCCGCGAGTCCATCCCACCTCACCCGTGTTGGGTTGGCATTCGTTCCTAGGGTATGATACCCAAAGAATAAGTGCCAGTCTCCACCGTCCCCAGGTAAAGGGATACGTGGTGACGTCCAAGTTGCCGACCTCTACGGTCAGTGGTGAGGGCGCCCTACTCAAGTGGTTCCTTAAACGCGGCGATGAGCCATTCGCTGACAGGAACCATCTCGAACGTTCAGGACGTCCTAGGTCCGTCGCAATAAGACCTAGGTGGTCCAACTCCGTTTAACGGAGTTGGAGGGGCT